ATGTCTTTTAGGGCGTACAGGCGGGGAGCCCCGTCGGGCATGAGCCAGAGGGCGCTACACGCATCACAGGCCGTGGACGCGGGGACCTTGAACACCTGCACGTCCGGGGTGACCGGGGTGGGGCTTGGCGTGGCCGACCCGTCGGGTTGCACCACCAGGTTCGTCGGGTGGTGCGCGATCAGCGACGACACGGCCCCCCAATTATGGGCGTTCGCCAGCTCCGTGCGCGCCACCCGTCGCCAGTCGCGCTGCCACGACTGCCTATCATCGGCCAACAGGCTCGCCAGGCTCGTCGGGGGCGTGCGGTCGGCTAACGCCCCCCGGGTTACTCGGGCCACCGCCTGGCGCTCTCTGTGGAGCATCTGGGTGGCAATACGGGCCTCCACCCCACTGACCAGGGGTTGCAGGTTGGCCCCGGCGTGCCGCCTGGCAAAGTCCACCGCCAGTTGCTCCGCACTGGACAGGGGGACCGTGCCCGTGGGGGACGTGACCGGCAAGGTGGGTGGGAGCTGTGCGGCCATCCCCTGGCGCACCGCCTGCCCAATCACGTCGCGCATGGGGTCAGGGAGGGCTCCGGCCTGGATCAGGGTACTCAGGTCGGGGAGCGTCACCAGGGGAGCCTGCCCGGTCATGTGGGCCACAAACGCCTGCCCACCCCGGCGCAGGGTACTCACCACCCGGGCCCACTGCGCCCGTGTCCAGGGCCACCAGTACGACGTGTCCCAGGCTTTGTCGAGGCTGTCGGGCTGGCTAATCAGGTGCTCAAACAGGGGTGCGTGTGTGAGCCACCAGGTGGCCCCCCAGGGCTCCACCTGCTGCCACAGGTGTTCCAGGTGCGGGTCGTCGAACGGTTGCGCCACAGGGTCGTGCCCGGCCCGCCGTTTGAGGGTTCCGGTGGCTTTGCCGAGCACCTGACTGGCGTCGTCGATCCCCACCCCGGCGCGGGACAGACAATACTTGGCGAGCACCAGGAGTTTCTCGCTGGGGGTGTCGTCGGCCAGGTGGACGTGAATGTGCTCCGTCATGGGGTGGGTCCCTGGGGGTCTTCCCCCGTGGTGGCGGTGTTCGTCCCCAGGGCGCACCGCCCTGTCCCGTACCACTGGTCTCGACGCACCACCTGCGTGTTCCAGGTCGCCAGGCAGGCCAGCAGGTAGTCGGCCAGAATGAAGTCGGGGGTATCGGAGCCGTTTTCCTGGCTGTACCGATTGAGCAGGGCGGTCAGGTCGCGTCCCAGGTCACTCATACCACAATCTCCTCCCAGGTGAGGCTCTTGCTGGCCGTGGCGTCATCGTGGCGGTCGTTGGCGGCGGTCCCAGGGAGCACGCGCCCCTGCTGGCGCATCCCCGCCATGAGCTGCGCCATGCGCGACGGCGGTTGGGCCTGGTCGCCCTCGTCCCCGCCTTCGTCCCCCTCGCCCCCAGGTCCGCCCCCGGTGAGCCCGGCGGCCTGAAACACCAGGGCGTTCAGGGGGACCTGGCTCCAGGGCTGTCGGTAGGGTTCTTCCCCCTTGCGCTCCAGGAGCTTGTCGATCGACAGGTAGTGCGTCACTTCCTGGGTTTCGATGGTAATCTGCCCCTGCTCGTCTTCCACGTCGAGCCCGGACCAGGTGAAGGTCATTTTGGGGTCGAGCAGGCGCACCAGGTTGTCCAGGTGTTGCCCAAAGAAAATGCGGTTGTTGCGAAACCCCTCCTCCTCGGAGGCCTCAATTTCGGCCTCTTTGGAGTGTTCAAAGAGCATGGTCCCCTCGTTGGCCTTGCCGGCGAAATAAATGCGGTTCGGGTGCTTGCGGTACACGGCGCAGACCAGGGAGATGAGCACGTCGATCCACTCCATGAACTGCATGTCCTTGTGGTTTTCTTTGAGCTTAATGACGGAGAGCATGCCGTCCACGGGGAGTTGCACCAGGGGCACGCGCCACGCGCCCTTGAGGCCGCTAAAATTCTCGCGCAACTGCTCCTGCAAGGCCACAAACGAATCGTCCTCAATGGCCCCCGATATCCCTAAAATGACCTCGATGGGGTTGCCGACCTGGAAGTAGTTTTTATTGTACGCAAAGGCGTAGAGCCAGGAGATAATGCCTTCCAGGGCTTTTTCGACGTACGACGGGGCGAAAATTTCCCGAATGTCGGTGCTGGGGTCAAACTCCCACACCAGGAGTTCCCCGGGGGCGAACGTGCCGACGAGCTGGCCGCGCATGACGCAGACGTACTCGGCGTCTCGGACCGGGTGACCGGTCTCCTGTTCGAGCATCCGGGCGGCGGTTTCGTACCCCATGGGTTTCCCGGCCCCCCAGGCGCGTTGCTCGATGAACCGCTCCAGAATGCAGTACGTGGGGAGGATAGTCGCGCCGTCGATGGCCCGAAACTGGACGACCTGCCCGCGCTGGTTGCGGATGAGCTCAATCACCACCCGGTTGATGGTCAGGTGGTCCTTGAGAATCTTCTGGAGAAACCCGGCGAAGGTTTGTTCATACAGGGGGTGCGGGCACTCCAGGCGGGCCTGCACCACGTCGCGCCGGGCCGCCAGTTCGGGGCTGGTGTCGCGCACGTGGGCGTCCAGGGCTCGGGGGTCGTCGGCGTCACGGATGCCCCGGGGCTCGATGCGCCACCCCAGGTCCTTGCGGGTGGGGGCGTAGGGTGCCAGTTGTGTGAATTCGTGCAGGCAACACGAGTGCACGGCCTGAATGAGCAGGCAGCGCCGGGCGGCCACCCGGAGCAGCTCAAACGACGCGCCATGCCCGTAGCCCGCATAGAGCCGCCCTCGACTGTACGCGCCGTACATATCCCGCGTCTGGTACGGGTCGAGGACCGGGACCTGGCTGGGGTACACGGCGCGCCCCCCGGTCAGCTGGGGGCGCACGTCGCGCATGTCCCGGGTGGTCAGGGCCTTGGTGTCCTGTTGGGCCGCCAGGCGGTCGCGCAACTGGCGCAGCTCCCGGCGCATCCGACGGTTGCGGTTGGTTGCCACGGAGAACCCCTCTCAGGGTAAAGCCCCGGCGTGCCTGGGCTCCCCCCTGCCGGTGGGACGCAGTTGCACCAGCAGCGGACAGGCACGCCGGAACGGCGATGTTAGCGATCCCGGGGGGCCATATGGGTGGCAAACCGCCCCGGGTTGAACGTGTCGGCGCGGGGCCGGGGGCGGGTGCGCGGGCGTAACCCCGCAATCCCCAACACCAGTTGCTGCACCGTACTGGCCTGAAGCGCCGGGGGGAGCCCCACCCAGGCCCCCGTAATGAGGCGCTCGCGCCAGGCTTTCACCAGGCCCCGGGTGGTGGGGTCGCGCCAATGTTCCACGAAAAACACCTCCCCGTCGTGTTCCTCCAGGGCGCGTTCGCACACGTACACCTCGCCGTCCCACAGGAACGGTTCTTCGTGGGCGGGAAGGAGGGCCCACAGGGCGTCTTCCAGGTCACGGAGCCAGGGCACGGGCATCGCTCGTCTCCTCGGGTGCGTCCCCATGCAGGGGACAATGGACCAGATCGTGCTGCGGGCAGTAGGCGTCGACCGCCGCCCACAGGGGGCCGTGGGGACACAGGGTCCACTGCGCGGCATCGTCGTAGGCGTGCCGACACGTCTCACACCGCACCAGCATGGCCGGCTCCTTTACACAAACGCCACCCGGCCTTCGCGGGTGGAGATAACACTGAGGGCCCCTGACAGGGCATCGACCTGATCGTCATGCGCCCCGGCGGGAAACAGGGCCAGTTCGTCGAGGAGCGCGCCGTTCCAGGGGGCCGTGAGCAGGTGGACGTTGCCCGCCTCGGCCGCACTGGACACGGGGCGGGCGCGTTCGACTTTGGAGCCCGACGGGCGCAGGCCATACACCTTGTAGCCGGGGAGCACCTGGCGCTGGTAATGGTCCACCACGGCCTTGCCACTGGACCCCGGTTCCTGTTCAATCCACACGGCCACGGCCTTGCCGTCCCGGGCGGCGGTCGTCGCGATCAGGTCTTCCACGCCCTTGGGGGAGAGGCGTTCGTGGCGCATGTCGAGGACCCAATACTGCCCCAGGGCGTAGGCCAGGAGACACCCGGCGGTGTAGTCGGGGTCGGTGCCGTGCATGGCCTCGGTCCCGGCCAGGTCCCAGAAGCGCAGGAGCCGGGCGCTGCGGGGCCAGTCCGTGGCGGCCTTGAACCAGTGCCGCTTGAACAGCTCCCCTTCCGCCGACACATCCCAATTGCCCTCTTCAATCTGCAGGCGCGTCACCGGGTCCATGTGGGCCAGGGAGCGCCGGTACGCCAACACGTCCAGGTGCGGGTTGTCCACAATGCGCGCCGGCAGGAACGGGCGGTTGTACTGGCGGCCCTCCACCAGGAACCGCTGTTTGACCCACTGGTGGCCGCTATTGCCCGGGTTGCTGGCCGAGCGCATGCGCAGGGGCACGGGAAAGCCCTGGAGACGGCGCAAGCGCGAGAACAAATAGGTATATTGCGACTCGGTAAATTGGGTCAACTCATCGAACCCTATGTACTGAAAGGCCGCTGACTGATAGCGATACTTGTCCTTCTCGTTCTCCAAAAAGCCGAACGTAATGGAGCCCCCCCCGGGGATACGCCAGCCATGCCCCCGACTGATCGGGCGGGCGTCCGTGGGGCGCAGCCAGTGGTCGGCCACGTCCATCAGGGCTCCCGGCAGGGCCAGGTCGGTGAAGGTGCGCCTGAGCAGCAGGGCGGCGTACCCGGGCACGGTGGCGTACTGCAGGGCACCCATGAGCAGGGCGATGGACTTGCCGCCGCCCCCCGCGCCCCCGTAAAACGCCTCTTCGTGCTCCATGAGCAAAAAGGCGGCCTGTTTCTCCGTGGGGAACGACGCCATATACTTATTGAGGTGTAAATCCCTCTGTACCGTTGCTGGCGCTGGCCGCCTCGCCGTTGGTATGGGCCTCATAGAGGCCATATTGGGCCAGGAGGGCAGCGACATTGGTGACGTACTCATCGGTAACCTCGGCAGGCCCCTCGCCGTAAGACGCCGTGCCGTCCACGTTGGTGGGGGCAATGGTAACCGGCCCTTCGAGCCCGGGGAGATACCGGGCGCGGCGGGCCATAATTGCCAGGACGTTGGTAATGGCGTGCGGGTCGCCGTGGCTGGCGCGGTCCCACACCCCCAGGAGCATCCTATCGAGGCGGTCAAGTTCCTGGGTGCGCACGTCGTCCACCAGCTCCGCCAGTTCCGTGCGCATCCGCCCCAACTCGAGCATCACGTCTTCATGTACCTTGCGGGCGTTGTACGACCGGGGTAGGCGGGTGCGCCACTGCGCGTGCTCCGTCATGGCCTGGTAGATGGCCCCGTAAGTGGCCCCCGTCCGGCGCAGTTCAAAGACGAAGGCGCGCCGCTGTTGTATCTCCAGGCGTTGGGCCGTGGTACTGCCGCGCTTGGGCATCCGAGCCCCCTATGTCCGTTCCGGGCCGTGGGCCAAACTAAAAAACTCCCCACGGGCCACCGGGTTGTCGCGTAACACCCCCAGGAGACAACTGGTCGATAACTCCCCGGGGGACTGCACGCCACGCAGCCGCATACACGTGTGGTCGCCGGTGAGGACCACGCCCACCCCCAGGGGGTTGAGATGCGTCATCACCGCCGTGGCGATTTCCTGGGTGAGGCGTTCTTGGATTTGTAAGCGCCGGGCAAAGCAGTGTACCAGGCGGGCCAGCTTGGAGAGCCCCACGACGCGCCCGCCGCTCGGGATATAGCCCACCGTGGCGTGCCCCTGGAAGGGCAACAGGTGGTGTTCACACAGCGAGGCATAGGGCACACGGCGCACCACCACCATCTGGTCACAGGGGACGCTGAAGCGCACATCGAGCAGCGCCTCCGGGTTCTCCTGGTAGCCCCGGGTGAGGTCGCGCCAGGCGTGGAGCACCCGCCGGGGCGTGTCGCGTAACCCCTCCCGCGTGGGGTCTTCCCCCAGCCACTGGAGCCGCCGGACCACGGTGGACACCATATCGGCCGTGGGGTCGCCCTGTTCCCAGGGGAACACCAGCCAGCCGTCGCCGGGCTGTTTGGTCACCAGGGTC